TAATCGACCTTAAAAAAAGAGGTAGAATATAATGGCTACTAGAGATAGAAAACCAATACCAAAAAACCAAGCAGAAATAGTACAAGATACTATTACTCCTTTTCTTAATCAGGGCAAACCGATTAGTGAAAATGTATTTACACATCGTGAAAATAGAGCATTAAATACTACTCGCAAAACAGATAAGATAAAGGATATTACTATTGGTTTAGAGGATATTGATTATGCTCTAATGCATTATTTTCAAAATGTTATTAAACCTACTGTAATACAAGATGGAAATAGGATAGAGGTTCCTATTATCTATGGTTCACCTGAGCGTTGGCAATCAATTCAAGCAAATGGTTATTATAGAGATACTAATGGTAAATTAGTTATCCCTCTTATCATGTATAAAAGAAATGGTATTGAAAAAAATCGTAATTTAGGTAATAAAATAGATGGTAATTTAGCCTCTCTATTCCAAGTATTTGAAAGTAGATACAATCAAAGAAATCAATATGATAAATTTTCTATTTTAACAAATAGAATCCCATCAAAACAATATTATGTTTCTGTAGTTCCTGATTATGTTACTATAACATACGAGTGTGTTTTATTAACAAACTATGTTGAACAAAACAATAAATTAATTGAAGCAATTGAATATGCTTCTGATTCATACTGGGGTGATGCTAATAGATGGCAATTTAGAACATCATTAGATTCATTCGGTGTAACAAATATTATTAATACTGGTGAAGATAGAGTATCATCTACTACTGTTAATTTAAAAGTAAATGGATATCTAATAGCTGACTCCATTAACCAGCACTTATCAGATACTAACCTTCATTATTCCCCAGCTCAAATTAAGTTTACACTTGAAACTGATAGTAGCTCTGAAATATTAACAGCTGGAAGTAAGCCTGCACCAAAAACAGCTATGGGTGGTGCTTCATTTGCTGATTCTTATAATGTAAATATAACAAATGTATCTCAAGGCGTGACAAACGAAGTATCAATTTATTTAGCAACAAGCAAAACAAAGTATGCTGTTTCTTTTACTAGCAATACAGCAACATTTAATGCTTCTTTCCTTACAGCTCCATCACCATTACCAGCAACCTCCGTTTCTAATTTTACCTTCTTCTTAAATGGTCAATTAATAGATGATTCTTCTATAGTTAGCTTTGTTAATAATGGGGATGGAACCTGCACATTAACTATAGACCCAGCTCAATTAGGAGTAGGAGGAGAACCAATTACATTTAGTAATGACGGGGGGGTAGCAGATCAAATAATAGCAATAGGTAAATTTCAATAAATGGCCCATTTAAAATTAAAACAAGTATTATCTAATTTATCATATAATAGTGGTTCTCTCACTGTTAGTGGTAGTGGTCCTTCTGCCCTTATTGTATCAGGGTCTGTTGAAATAGTTTCAACCCCAACACAAACTGGTTCACTTACTATCCAAAATATTGATTCATTTGGTGATAGTGGTAGCTTCTTTACTGTAGATTTAGGGGACTATTAATATTTATTAACGGCTATATATATAGCTTTTACCGTTAGTATATACTAGTATGTCAAATCAATTTTTAAAATTACGCCGCTCTGCGGTGCCTGGTAGAATCCCTACCACTTCCTCTCTTGATTTTGGAGAAATTGCTTTAAATACATACGACGGTCTGGCTTTTATGAAAAAGTCAGGTTCTAACGGTGAAGAAATTGTTACATTAGGTACAGGCACAGGTGGTGGTAGTGCAAATATAACCGGTTCTCAATATTTTCTGCCTATATTTAATAGTACTAGTTCATTAATTACTAGTTCAATTTACCAATCAGGATCTTTTACTGCTATAAGAGATACATCTCCTTTAGATCCTACTAATCCTGATATATTATTAGTACAAGGAAATGGAGTTAATAGTTATAATCTTATATCTGCTCATGGAAATTTAAATAGCTATGTACAAGTTAATGTACAAAACTTTAGTGCAGGATTAACAGCATCTGCTGACATAGTAGCTACTAATAATATTGGTGATGAAGAAAGTTACTTCATTAATATGGGTATTAATGGAGATGGATATAATATAGATGGAGGAATTGGTAGTCAAAACGATGCTTACTTATATTCTACTGGTGAAAATTTATTAATAGGCAACGCATCAGAAGGAAAATCAGTTATTTTATTTAATGGTACTGGATCTGCAATTAATAATGCTCGTGTGTATATCAATCCGGGAGGAACAGTAGGTATAAATACAAGTGATACAAATATATCTAATCCTGAATCTTTATTAGTTGAACCTTTATCAAATTCACAAACTGATTTTAATAATCTTATTGTAGGTAAAGGTATTATAAATGAAAACTACCTACAGCTTAATATTACAAATCTAGGCACAGGATCAGCTGCCTCTTCAGATGTAGTAGCAACAAATAATATAGGAGATGAAACAAGCTACTATATTGATATGGGTGTCAATAGTAGTAATTATAATATTCCTAATGCTGTAGGTACAGGAAGCGACGCTTACTTATATTCTACTGCTAGACATTTACATATAGGAAATGCATCTAACTATCCTATTCAGTTTTTTGTTGGAGGATTAGATAGTGAGGCGAATAGAAAATTACAATTAAATGTTAATAGTCAACACGAATTAACTGGATCTTTAAATGCTACACAAGGCTTTACAGGATCATTATTTGGAACTGCTAGCTGGGCGTTAAATGTTTTAACTGCTTCTTATGCTCCCAATGCAGTTAGTTCTTCCTATCCTATGGCGGTTACAGGAAGTTCTATCTACAGTAATGGTTTAGGATCTCAAGCACCAATCTATAATGTGCCTGGAGGATATTTCCAAGATGGGGAAGTTATCCCATATGTAATATACCTAGGATATGATGCAGGAAGAAATGCAAATTCAAGCTACGCCACCTTTATAGGATATAGAGCAGGCCTTTCAGCTAGTTTTTCTGATGATTCTGTGTTTATAGGAGAAACTGCAGGTGAAAAAGCAAATTGGGCTGGAGGATCTAATTTTATAGGAATAGCAGGTTATAGAGCTTCTTATGCTGAATATTCTAACTTCATGGGGTATTTAGCAGGAAGTGATGCTTATACATCAAGTTATTCTAACTTTATTGGTAGAGAAGCCGGTGATGGAGCAGAAAAATCTCAATTTTCTAATTTTTTAGGGTTAAGATCTGGCAAAGATGCATCACAAGTAAACTATTCTAACTTTATAGGAGCTGATACTGGTAGGTTAGCAATTAGTTCTTCTTATTCAAATTTATTAGGATATAGAGTTGGTTATAATATTGCCGGTGGAGCAAATGGTATTGGCACAAATAACATTATTATTGGTACTAATATCACTTTAGGAACAGGCAGAAAAGATTCTATAAACTTAGGGGGGTTGATATTCGGTACCGGTTCATATGCAACAACCACAGGAAATCCATTCTCAGGTTCTGCAAACGGTAGAATAGGTATTAACCAACCGAATCCTATCTTTAATCTAGACGTCTCAGGATCAGGTAGATATACTAATGGATTAACTGTAACAAGTTCTTTATTAGCCCCAGATATTACTGGTTCTCTATTTGGTACTGCTAGTTGGGCGGTCTCTGCATCTCATGCGCTATCATCATTAACAGCATCTTTTGCTATATCTGCAAGCTATACTGTAAGTTCATCTAATAGCCAAACGTCTTCCTACGTTAATCCGCTAGTACAAGATGTACAAATAACAGGTTCTGTCGATGTAAAGTTTGGTAACGTCAATATAAGAAGCAATGCTAATTTCTTCCAGGGTACTGCTATAAATGGTACTAGCAATGTATCATTAATAGGTGTTGATAGTAACAATGTAATTAGAATAGGAAATCAAGGATATAATAATGTAATTGAAGATGATACAGATATATGGGGTGGATTAACGGTATCTGGATCATCATTGATATCTGGCTCATTATTAGTAACTAATGGTATCACAGGATCTTTATTTGGAACTGCTAGTTGGGCTTTGAATGTTATAACAGCATCATATATATTAAATGCAATATCTGCTTCATATGCAGCAACAGCATCAAGCGCAGATAACTTTACTGTTAGAGGTACTCTTACAGCACAAACTATTGTAGCTCAAACTATTACATCATCAACCGAATATGTTACTGGTTCAACTATATTTGGTAGTTTATTAAGTAACACACATCAATTTACTGGTAGTGTAAGTATAACAGGATCCTTAGCAGTAAATGGAAGTAGTGTTGTATTATCTAACCAGACAGGATCGATGTCTGTTGCTACAGCATCGTTTGCTAGTACTGCTTCATATGTAGTAACTGCCTTAACAGCATCATATGTAACTGCTTCCAATGTAGTTGGAACTGTTACAAGTGCTTCATTTGCCTCTACTGCATCAATAGCTACAAGTGCTTCATTTGCAGCTACTGCCTCATATATAACTGCTTCTAACATAGCCGGATTGAGTTTATCTCAAATAACACTAGGAGTAGTAACTGCTAGCGTTAATACAGGTAATAATGTATTTAGTATTATTAGTGGATCGAATACATTGGTTGTAGTTGATGGTACTGGAAGTATGGGTATTGGAACTACAAGTCCTGCCTATAAGCTTGATGTCAACGGCACTGCGAGGGTGAGTGGGGTATTGAAATTGTTTAGTGGAGCAACTGCCCCTGCAAACAATTATCCATTAAATGCATATGTTTCAAGTGGAGGTATAGCATCATTTGAATATGGAACTACTGGGTTTTTACAATTCGTTAGAGCAGGGGCAAGTGCTGGGCTTATATCATTGAGTCGTGGAGAGACATATGACATTACTTTAATAGCAGGAAACTTTGGTTCAACTTTAGGGTTAGCCGTAAGACCTGCAAATATTGGTGGAGTTAAAATAGGTGGAGACAATACAACAATAGTGCATGAAAATAGTGCTATGTTAAACGTAGAATCCACCACCAAAGGCTTCCTCCCTCCAAGAATGATAGCAGCCCAAAGGACTGCAATTTCAGCTCCAGCACAAGGATTACTAGTCTACGATATAAGCCCAGCAACAGAAGGACTGTGGCTCTATAATTCAGGATCAACTCCAGGTTGGCAAGAAGTATTAACAAATACTGGATCTCAATCAATACTAGGAGGATTAACAGCTACCTCATTTACTGGTTCTCTTCAAGGTACCTCAAGTTGGGCTCAAAATGCAGTAACAGCTTCTTACGTAGCAAATGCATCATCTTTCCCATATACAGGAAGTGCAATTATTACTGGAAGTTTAACAGTAACAGGATCAACAAATTTACAAGTTTTAAATATTGGAGCAAGCCAACTCAATAATACTTCATCTGCAACAACAGCAGGAACAACAACAGTATCATCAATCGCTACTGGTTCCTTCACCTCTGCCTTTTACAATTACACAATTGCATCCGGCTCTAACGCTAGAGCAGGACAAGTAATGTCAGTATGGAGTGGAGGTACAATACGATATACTGAAGTAACTACTACAGATATAGGAAATACAGCTACAGCTTCATTTGCAGTAGCATTATCAGGCGCTAATGTAAATTTAAGCTTTACAGCACCTGATGTTTGGACAGTAAAATCTATTGCTAATTTATTATAATTTAAATATTTATCATTGACACGCTGTTGGACAGTGAAAACAGTATAAAATATGCCAAACGAATTCAAAGTTAAGAATGGTCTCATTGTAGACCAAGGAGGATTAAATGTAACAGGCTCCACTGCTATAAGCGGAAGTGTTACTGTCACCGGCAGTGTAACTGCAACTAATTTCACTGGTTCTTTATTTGGTACTGCTAGTTGGGCAAATAATGTAGTGTCAGCATCTTATGCTGATAACGGTGGTGTTACTCAAATTGTAGCGGGTACAAATGTAACTATATCTCCTACAAGCGGAACTGGCTCCGTTACTATCAATGCTACTGCAGGTGCTGCTTTCCCATATACTGGCTCTGCAGCAATTACTGGTAGTATAAACTTAACTGGGTCCATCTTTGTTACTCAATCTTACATATCAACAGTTGATTATATAGATTTTACAACTAATCCTGGTACACTTTCCCATTTAGAAGGAAGAATACACTGGGATGATGATAGAAAAACATTGGAGCTTGATACCGATGTAAATAACTTTATGATCAATGTTGGTCATATGGCGGTTTTAAGAGGTAGAAATACCAACTCATTTACATTAACTAAAGGTACCGTTGTTTATATTAACGGTAATTCAGGTCAATTTGCTACATTTGCAACAGCAAGTTGGGAAACTGATCCCAGTTCAGCTTATACTATTGGTCTTATAGCTCAAGATATAAGTCCAAATAACTATGGATACGCAGTAACAGATGGAGAAATTATAGGCGTCAACACAAACGCCTTTGCCCCAGCAACACTATTATATCTATCATCATCAGGTCAATATACTGATGTTGTGCCTACTGCTCCTAATCACACAGTAAGATTAGGACAGGTCGTTGTTCAATCTACTAATGGTATTTTACAAGTTAAAGTAGACAATGGATATGAACTAGGAGAACTACACGATATTCGTGATACTACAACTACCTCTTCATATGGTGATTTATTAGTTAAAAGTGGTAGTGTTTGGATTAATTCTAAACAATTAACTGGCTCCTATGGACTTACAGGTTCACTAACAGCAACTACAATTAATACAACTTATTTAACAGCCAGTGGAAATAATTACCCAACCAATTCAGGCACATCAAGTTTCTTCTTACAGACAGATGGTGCCGGTACTTTAAGTTGGAATTATGTTAGATCAGTTTTAGAAAGTGTTAAAAACGTTGGAGCAACTACTTTAGTAAAAGGTACTCCTGTTTATGTAACCTCATCAGTTGGCAATACAGCAGAAGTAGTTAAAGCAGATGCAGCCAGTGCTTCATTAATGCCTGCTACTTATATCTTAAATGAAACACTAACAGCAGGTCAACAAGGTTTAGGCATAGTATTAGGATTTATAAATAATATTGATACCTCTACTTTTGCCGAAAGTGATGAAGTATATGTTGCTGCAGGTGGCGGTTATACAAACATTCAACCAACAGGATCAACATTAATACAACCATTAGGTACAGTAGTTAGAGTAGACAATACTAATGGAAGTATAATGGTTTCCAATTCGGGTTTAACTAATAGTCTACCTAATCTTAATCCCGGTCATGCTTGGATTGGTAATAATAATTGGCTTCCATTAGCTATACCAACATCATCTTTTAAACCTTATATAGACAATATAATAACAGTAGGATTATCAGGTAGTGCTACAGGCTATAATGTAATTAAAACTGCTGTAGATAGTATTACAGATGCTTCTGAAAACAATACTTACACAGTAAGAGTTTATCCTGGCGTCTATATAGAAGACACAATGACTATACCTTCTTATGTAACAGTAAAAGGTGATAGTTCAACTTCAACAATAGTATCTGCTTCTAATCCAAGTGCTAGTATATTTGTAATGAGTGACCAAACAATGGTTATTGATATGCAAATACAAGGCTCAACCGGACCTGGCGCTTCAGCAATTTATTATTCTTCCCCTACTACACCTCAGAGAAATGCAATTGCATATGCTGAAAATATTCGTTTTGGTACAAACTATACAAACGCAACTTGTGAAGGTTCAGGAAGTGGAAACTGTATCTTACAGTGTTCTAATGTAAAATATGGCGGTTATACAGATGCTGTTTCTCAAAAATCATTTGACATTGGTTTCCGTGTAACAGGTAGTGGAGGTAGTATTGGTAGGATGCAGTTACGTAACGTAACCTCTACCAATGGTGGTGTAGCAGGAACTGATAATAATCAAATATTCGCATTAGCAGACGCTCCTGGTTGTACATTCATTGTTAACGGATGTTTATTAACAAGAGCAACTGGTACTGCTAGGGGTACTGGATTTAAAGTTTATAATGGGGGTTCACTTCGTTTAACAGGTGTTAACTTCCAAAGGTGGATAAATGGTATTTGGGCTCCTCAAACAGGATCTGCTCCATCAATTGATGCTGTTGCTCTTAACTTTGAGAACTGCACTTATGATGTATTAATTGAACACACAGGTTCAACTGGTAAAATATCTGGTACTGATACATTTCTTAAAACAATCATCCCAGCAACAGCTTCACTTTACGAAGTAGGACAAGATCCAAGAAGATTAACTGTAGCTAAAAAGGGAGGTGACTTTACATCAATTAGTGCTTCAGTAGCCTGGATTACAGATTCTTCAGCTGATAACAGATATATAATTGAGGTAGGTCCTGGTCAATTTACAGAAAAAACAATTGATTTAGTAGGTAAACCTTATGTTAGTATTGTAGGTAGTAACATTCAAACTACCCAAATATTCCCAAGCTCATCTAATCAACACCTTATTAAAATGGGTGTTAACAATGAAGTATCCTTCCTAAGTTTAGCAAATGTTGGTTCTGGGTATTCAGCATTGTATATAGATGATATTGGTGATTTTGCTCAAGCCCATAAAGTCTCAATATATGATTGTGACAGAGGTATAACTGTAGACGCAAGCACAACTGATACTCAGTTTTATGGTGAATATATTGATATAAACGGAACATTTAGTTATGGTGTTTATGTATCATCTAGTAACGGAGTTTCTTCATATTGTAACTTAGAAAACTACTACCTATTTCCATCAGCTAGTGCTACTATAGGTAACTACGCTGTAGGCCCTAGCTCTAGCTTAAACCTGTATACTTCTTTATTTAAAGGTGATTCTACAGCTAATTCAATAGCAATTAAACTAGAAAATGGTTCAACATTAGAAGCATCTGGTTTAGATATACAAGATTGGGATTATGGCTACGTTGTTCCTAATACAGGTAATCCACCAACATTCAGAGTAGTAGGATCTATGATACATGATTCTTCTACTTATGACTTTGATGTACAAAAAATAGGTACAGTAGGTAGATATCAAGGTGTCTCTGATCACACTAAGATAAATAATGTAAGTGAGGATTTTTATTGGAACTTCCTAGATGATACAGATGGTGAAAACGATATTACAAGAAAATTATCTGTAACATTTGCTGATGGTACTCATACTGACGCTACAACTCTTATCTTTAAGGGTTCACCAATGGGTGTTATGCAGGGTGGTGAAATTACTATTTCTGGTAGTTTAACAATCACAACTGCTGCTGGATTTGGTTATTTACAAGACGCAGTAAGTACAGATATCTACAAGAGAATAGATTGGATTAATACTAATCTAACTCTTACAGCTAATACAAACAACTACATTTACCTAAACGATAATGGTACACTTTCAGCTTCTGGTACATCACCTGATAGTACTACAAACATTATACTTGGTAGAGTAGTTACAAATAATACTGGAATTGAATTTATAGATCAAAGTCCATTTGATGGTGAACATATGTCTAATAAGCTCTCTAAATTTAATAGAGAAGCCCTTGGACCTGTATTTGCTGAAGGATCTATTGTAACTGAAGATGTCACTCCATTTAAATTAGATGTAACACAAGGTAGCTATTATCTCTCAGAAAATAACTTCCTCCCAGCAGGCACATCATCAATTAATTTAACACAATACTATCAAAGCGCTTCAGTTTGGGCTAGATTTACTTCATCTATTGTTCCTAATAATGTATATGCTTCAGGCAGCCAATTAATAGCAATGTCGGCTTCATACTACACTAAACATACAGTTTATTTAGTAGGTGAGAGTGTAGATGAAGAATACTTCCTAGTAATTAATGATAACCAATACGCTAGTTTAGTACAGGCAGAAGGTGCTAGTTTACCAACTATACCAACATACTTTAATGATGGTGTAGTACCGTTAGCAGCAGTATATGTTCAATCAGGATCTGCTAATATTACACAAATTGAAGATATTAGACCAATTATTGGTTTTAGAGCAGCTGGTGTGAATGCATCTGCAGTACACGGAAATCTATTAGGATTAACTGCTGATGATCACCTGCAATATCTTCGTGTTGATGGTTTTAGACAAATGACTGGAGATCTTGGATTAGGAGGAAATGATTTATACAATTTTGCATTAATATCAGGATCAGCTATTACAGCATCTGTTGCTACTATAACAACTATAAATGCTACCTCAATTACAGGATCATTATTAGGTAATGCATCTAGTGCTACAACTGCCTCTTATGTTTTAAATGCAGTGTCTGCTTCATTTGCTACTACTGCAGTAAACGCAACTACAGCATCCTATGTTTTAAATGCAGTAAGTGCATCGTTTGCTAGTACTGCTTCATTTGCACCTAACTACGTTCTTAATAGTGCCACATCATCAATGTTGGCTCCATATTTACTTATTTCACAAACAAGCTCATTTGCTACTACTGGTTCAAACACATTTAGAGGTAACCAAACAATAACGGGGTCTGTTAATATTACTGGCTCAACAACTATAACTGGTAGTTTAAATGTTAGTTTAGGTATTACAGGATCGCTATTTGGAACTGCAAGTTGGGCTAATAATGCTACTACTGCATCCTATGTTCTCAATGCTGTATCAAGTTCATTTGCTAGTACAGCATCATCTGCAGACAATTTTACTGTTAGAGGCACGTTAACGGCTCAAACAATTGTAGCCCAAACTATTACATCATCTACTGATTTCGTTACTGGATCAACTAGATTCGGCAGTTTATTAGCAAATACACATCAATTTACTGGTAGTGTAAGTATAACTGGAAGTCTATCAGTAAATAATAATAGTGTTGTTACTTCAAACCAAACATCCTCGTTTGTTCAGAACAGCCAAACTAGTTCATTTGTAACAAACGCTCAAACATCCTCATTTGTCCTTAATTCACAGACATCATCAATGTCTGTATTAAGTGCATCTTATGCAAGTGGCTCGACATCAGCATCATTCGCTAGTACAGCAGCATTAGCACCACTATATGTTTTAACTAGTGCAACATCATCAATGTTGTCTCCATATGTCCTAAACAGCCAAACATCATCGTTTGTTCAAAACAGTCAAACAAGTTCATTTGTAACTAACGCTCAAACAAGTTCGTTTGTATTAAATAGCCAAACAGCATCAATGACGGTTGCAACAGCATCGTTTGCAACTAGTTCATTATCTGCCTCCTATGCTGCTAATGGAGGTGTAACTCAAATCACAGCAGGAACTAATGTTACTATTTCTCCAACTAGTGGTTTAGGTAATGTGACAATTAATGCAACTGCCGGTGCTGCTTTCCCATATACTGGTTCTGCTTTAATAACTGGTAGTTTAGTAATAACGGGTTCTACAACTTCAACACTTGGATTTACTGGTTCACTTCAAGGTACTGCTAGTTGGGCAACAAACGCAATATCATCTTCTTATCCTATAGCAGTAAGTGGAAGTACTTTATATAGTACAAATCCATTAGCAGGTGGATTTAATTTTAATAGGTTTGATGCAATATTTTTAGGAAATCAAGCCGGATATTCAGCAATTGATGCATATAATTCAAACTTTTTAGGATATCAGGCCGGTTATCTATCGTTATATGCAAATGATTCTAACTTTTTAGGATACCAAGCGGGTTTTGATTCTTACGATGCCCAAAGATCAAACTTTTTAGGATACAGAGCTGGATATTCAGCATCAGAAGCATTTAATTCAAACTTTATAGGTGAAAATGCAGGTATTAATGCAAGCTTTGCAAATAATTCAAATTTTATAGGACCAAGTGCTGGTGGTGATGCAATAAATGCAAGTAATTCTAACTTTTTAGGAAATGGTGCAGGATATGCAGCAACATCTGCTTCTTATTCAACTTTAATAGGATATCATGCAGGATATAATACAAATGGTGGTGCTTTAGGTATCAAATCAAACAATATTATTATCGGTACTAATATTACCTTGCCTGATGGTACTAAAGATTCAATTAATTTAGGAGCAATAATATTTGCAACTGGCTCATATGCCGAACCTACAGGTGATGCCTTCACCGGAACATCTAATGGCAGAGTTGGTATAAACGTAGTTAATCCGCAATATACTTTAGATGTAAGTGGTAGTGGTAATTTTACAAACGGTGTAACGGCTTCATTGTTTGGAACAGCAAGTTGGGCAACAAACGCAATAACATCTTCTTATCCTATAGCAGTAAGTGGAAGTAATTTGTATTCTGTAGCTCCTTTCTCCAATATACCACAAAATTCAACAAGTAGTATATATATTGGAGAAAATGCAGGAACAGGATCAGGATTTGGAATTAAAAACGCAGTTGCTATAGGCAATAATGCTGGAGGATTACAGTATTCTCCAGATGGAGTTTATATAGGAACAAATGCTGGATATAATGCTTTTTATGGTGATCAGTCTATATTCATAGGAAAAAACTCAGGAAAAAACTCCGGAAACGGTAGAAATTCGGTTTTTATAGGAAATGATGCAGGAAAAGATAATTTGGATGGTGATAGAGCAGTTAATATAGGACTAGAAGCTGGAGTTAGCTCTAGCGCATTTGATACTGTATTTATAGGATATGGGGCCGGCGGGTATTCTTATTCCAATCATGGAATATATTTGGGGCAATTCGCAGGAGATAGCACTACCGGTGATTATAATATTGCAATGGGTAGGTTTGCAGGATTAAATGCATTCAACTCAAGCAATGTTATTTTCATTGGACAGAGTGCAGGAAACGAAGCTACTGATGCTAGTAACTCCATCTTCATGGGTCTATCAGCAGGATATTCCGCTTCCAACGCTTCTAATTCCATATTCATAGGAAATACAGCTGGTACTGTAGCAGTTAATGCTTCTAATTCTATAATATTGGGAGAGAGGGCAGGATATATATCATCAAATAATCTAATAGGAAGAAACAATATCATTATAGGAACAAAGGTTACTTTAGAAAATGGTAGACAGGATTCTATAAACATAGGTGGTATAATATTTGGTACGGGTTCTTATTATAGTGTAGCTGCTGGAAATGCATTCTCTGGTTCCGCAAATGGTAGAATAGGTATAAACGTTGTAAATCCACAATATACATTAGATGTAAGTGGTAGTGGTAATTTTACAAATGGTGTAACAGCTTCCTTGTTTGGAACTGCTAGTTGGGCAAATAATTCTTTAACAGCATCAATAGCAACAAGTGCTTCTTTTGCTGCAACCGCTTCCTTTGCTCCTTTATATGTTTTAACTAGTCAAACATCATCAATGACAGTTGCAACTGCTTCCTTTGCAACTAGCTCATTAAGTGCCTCTTTTGCTTCAACTGCTTCTTCTGCAGACAACTTTACAGTAAGAGGAACATTAACTGCACAAACGATTATAGCTCAAACAATTACTTCCTCAACCGATTTTGTTACCGGCTCAACCAGATTTGGCAGTATAATTACTAACACTCATCAGTTTACCGGTAGTGTAAGTATAAGTGGAAGTTTAACTATAAATGGAAATGATGTTGTTACAAACAATTTAACATCATCATTTGTACAGAATAGTCAAACAAGTTCAATGACTGTTGCAACAGCATCGTTTGCAACTAGCTCATTAAGTTCTTCATTTGCTGCTACAGCATCGTTTGCTCCTTTATATGTTTTAAACAGTCAGACATCTTCATTTGTTCAAAACAGTCAAACAAGTTCATTTGTAACAAATGCACAAACAGCTTCGATGACTGTTGCAACTGCTTCCTTTGCAACTAGTTCATTGTCTGCTTCATTTGCTGCTACAGCATCGTTTGCTCCTTTGTATGTATTAACTAGCCAAACAAGCTCATTTGTATTAAACAGCCAGACATCATCAATGTCTGTAGCAACCGCTTCGTTTGCAACAAGTTCATTATCTGCTTCATATGCTTCTAATGGTGGTGTTACTCAAATCGTAGCAGGTACAAATGTAACTATATCTCCTACAGGCGGAAGTGGATCTATTACTATCAATGCAACTGCAGGCGCTGCTTTTCCATATACTGGCTCTGCTATTATTACTGGCAGTTTAGTTATAACAGGCTCTACAACATCCACATTAGGATTTACTGGATCCTTATTTGGTACAGCTTCCTACGTAACAGGATCTATATTTACTTCGGCTAACCCGGCTTTAAGTGCTTCTTACGCACTGACTGCTTCTTATGCATTAAATTCAACCGGTGGTGGATTAACAACAAAAGCTGGGTCTGTAGTAAATTCATCTTTTGCAGGTAACCCCAAGAAAGCAACAGTAACATTTAGTACAGCATTCCCTAATACAAGCTATGCAATAGTTATAACAGGTGAAGATGCTAGATCATGGACTATAGAAAGTAAAGCTGTAGGATCATTTGTGATTAATGCAAATAGTAATACTGCACTAGCAGGAACAACATATTGGATAGCAACAGCTTATGGAGAATCTTAAAATATTTATTAATATATTATGGCAATATTTTATACAGATACAGGCAGTTTAGGAAATTTAGAAGTTTCAAGCAGCCTTATAGTTTCTGGTAGCGGATTAATAGTTACAGGCAGCACTGCTCTTTCAGGAGCATTAGCTGTAGTAGATGCAATCACCGGCCCAACTATAGATGCATTATCAAATGCTATATCTGTTATAAGTAATGAACTTAGCATAGATGCAGCTGCACTCTCAGTTAGAATTAATACTGTCAGTAACGCAGTTTCTGTTCTTAGTCAAGCAGTATCAGTAGCAGATGCAGCACTCTCAGTTAGAGTTGATACTGTAAGTAATGAAGTATCAATAGTTGAAAGTGTTATCAATAACGTATCTGCTGTTGCTCCTGGTGGTGCTCCTCAAATTGGTCTCCAAAATGCAATAAATGCCTTATCAAATAGAATAAGTGCTATTCCAGGGGGAGCTACCTCAGTAAACCCAACACGGTATGTAAGTGTAGCAAACACACTTGCAACAGCCGTATTAACAGGTATATCAGGTTTAACTACATCAGTAAGTGCTGGTGTTATATATCATATAGAAGGAGCAATAATGTACTCTGTATCAGCAGCAACAGGCAATGCTTTTGGAATGGTATGGCCTACTGCAAACAGAGTAGCAGGTCAGTGGATAGGAGGTATAAGTGTTAACCCTACAGGTGCTTCTACTTTTTCTGCTCTTGCTATTGGAGATTTTGATACAGGCGACTCAAACTCTGCTGTTTGGTCTGCTGCTGTTGGTATTACTGGTCTTCACTTTATAAGAGTAAATGGAATAATAGATGCTCAAACCGGAGGAGCAATATACCCTGTAGCTAGATCTTCAGTTGCTGCTAATACTTTAGTTATTGCTAGAGGCTCTTTCTTTAGAGTTGCTAGAATTAACTAATTTTTTCGTATATTTATTTATATAAAATTGTTATGAAAAAGCTTGACATCAATGCAAAGCAAGATGTAAAATATGCCGTTCCTTTATGGCAAAGAGATGAACAAATTAGATTTGCAATATCTCATGTAAAAGATAGAGTAGAATTTAAAGAGGAAAGAATAGAAGAACCTATTGCAATAGTAGGCTTTGGACCTTCTTTAAAATATACATGGGAAGAAATTAAGAAGTTTAAAGTTATAATGACTTGTTCTGGTGCTCATAAATTCCTAATAGAGAAAAATATTATCCCTAATTATCATGTAGAAGTAGATCCCAGATCTCATAAAATAAAGCTATTAGGAGAACCTCATAAAGATGTAGAATATTTAATTGCTAGTACTTGTCATCCTTTATATTTTAAACATCTTGATGGATATAATGTAAAACTATGGCATGTGTTTGATTCAACAGAAGAAGGTATTGCAATGTTACCTCCGGGTGAATGGGCAGTTGCTGGTGGTTGTGATGCTGGATTAAGATGCTTAACTAATGCTGCTTTTCTAGGCTATAGAAATTTTCATATTTTTGGCCTAGATGGATCCTCAGAAGATGGAAAAAGACATGCTGATCATCATCCAAACGGAAAACACAAATATTCAGAAGTAGAATTTAATGGTAAAATATATTATACAACACCATCAATGTTGGAAGCCTCTAGACAAACACTACATGAACTTGATCAACTCCCAGCAGTAAAAGCTATATTCTATGGAGATGGTTTAACACAAGAAATGTATAGAAACCACACACCAGAAAAGAAAAATAAAAAGCATGAAAATGTTATAGGTTTTCAAAAACCTAAATTTATCACAGATGAATATGCTCAATTAAATAAACAACTACATGAAGATAATACTGCTTATGGTATAGGAGGAGGAAAGTATGCTGAGTTAGTAATTAAACTAACAGAAGCACTCAATACAAAACTAGTATTAGATTATGGTTGTGGTAAAGGATATCTTGCTAAAGCTTTACCTTTTCCTATATGGGAATATGATCCCGGAGTAATAGGTAAAGAAGAATGCCCTCGCCCCGCAGATATTGTAATGTGCACAGACGTATTAGAACATATAGAACCAGAACTTTTAGGAGACGTGTTAGGTGATCTAAGAAGGTGTGTAAAACAAGTTGGATATTTTGTTATCCATACTGGCCCTGCATCTAAAACATATGCAGATGGCAGAAATACTCACTTAATTCAGGAAGGAGAAGAATGGTGGAAAGAAATATTAAGCCAATTTTTTACAGTAGGAAAAGTAACTAAAAAAGGTCCTGAACTTCATGTTGTAGTTGGGGTAAAAGATATTAAAATAAAAACAAATGAAGAATAAAGTTTATATTGGATGGGATCCTAGAGAAACATTAGCATATGATGTAGCAGAATATTCTCTTAAAAAATATTCTAATAATTTAGATATTAAAGCACTTAAACTAAGTGAAATAAACAATATATTAAATAGACCTATTGAATGGAGAGGAAACCAAATGTGGTGCCCTATATCAGAAGCTCCTCAAACTACTGAATTTTCTATTTCTAGATTTGCAATTCCATTTATGGAAAAAGGTTGGGTTTTGTTTGCTGATTGTGATATTATTGCTTTAGAAAATATAGATGAATTATTTGATCAAGCAGATCCACAGTATGCTGTGATGGTTGTTAAACACCAACAAAAGGTGGGGAGTAGTGAAATAAAAATGGTAGATCAAGCCTCTGTTTATTATAACAGAAAAAACTGGTCATCTGTTATGTTAATTAATTGTAATCATCCTGCACATGAAGAATTAACATTACATAATTTAAATAAATGGCCTGGTAGGGATTTACATGCTTTCAAATGGTTAAAAGATGAAGAAATAGGTGAATTAGATAATAAGTGGAATCATTTAGTAGATATAAATGATAATTTATTACTTAATAAAGCAACAATACTCCACTATACACTAGGAGGACCATGGATATCAGGATGGGAACCTAAAGAATCAGATGCAAAATGGAATGAAATGTATAAAGAATTTGATAATCAGTAAATATTTATACGTAAATAATTTAAATGAGACAAATTCAACCATACACTTTTCCTGTTAGAGGACAAAACGTTACTGCTAATTACTTTGATATGGTAATAAGCTATGATAATTTAAATGACAAAGCAATATTTAAATATTATTTAATATCAGTAATAGAAGTTCAAGAAGAAGTATCACAACCAGATGAACAAGTAGCAACAGTTACTAACACAATTACAGAAATATTACTAAAAGATATAATAGAAGTATCAGGAACTACCTACACAAATTGGGGGTCTATGGGTGGAGATATTAATAACGATGCATTTATAGTAGTAACTGGGCTACTTAATTTAACCTTAGTATAGTAGCTAATCTAGCAAAACAGTATATATCCATTTCTCGTTATACAATATTTATACGAGAACTAAAGGGTATCAATGGGTCAATCCGTCAATTTAATTAGGTATGGTGGTAATGCTGTTTTAAACACATTACAAGTAGCACTCACCGAAAGTTCCTCCCTAACTAGATATGTAGTAGCAGACGCTAATGGTAAAGTCTATTATAGTACTGCTAGTGCTGGAGGTGGGGGAGGTACTGTAACAAATGTATCTGTTGTTACAGCAAATGGTCTTGCTGGCTCTGTAGCTAACCCAACTACAACCCCTGCAATTACTTTATCTACAACAATCACTGGTCTTTTAAAAGGAGACGGAACTGCCATATCAGCTGCTACTGCTGGAACTGATTATATTACATCTACTGTTGGCACTGCATCTTGGGCTCAAAATGCAGTAACAGCATCTTACTTTTCTGGCAGTATATCAAATGCTATTAGCGCATCATATGCTGCTACGGCCTCTATAGCAACAAGTGCTTCTTTTGCTTCTACTGCTTCCTTTTATAAAGAAACAGATCCTGTATTTGTATCATTGTCTGCTTCATTAGCCACGACTGGATCAAATATATTTAAAGGTAATCAGACAATATCTGGCTCTTTAACCGTAACTGGCAGTATTACTGGTTCTTTATTTGGAACAGCCTCATGGGCTCTCAATGCATTAACTGCTTCCTATTTTTCTGGTTCAATAATATCATTAACTACTAATGGAAATTCAGGAACCTCTTCTCTTATAGATAATGTTCTGAATATTCCTGTATACACTAGTGTTACTAATGGATTAGTTAGTGGAGGTATTGTAAGTTGGTCCGGTACTGGATGGGTATATGATGTAAGTGCTGCCTATTACTATATTAATGGTGTATATTTTACTACTAACAATACCCAAGTAACACTTGGAGTAGCTGATATTAGTAATCCAAGGCTTGACATTGTTGCAGTAAACGATCAAGGACAAGTAATAGTAATACCAGGTACACCAAGTAGTAACCCTGTAAAGGCTCAAATAGATCCTACTACTGAGATTGAATTAACCACTATCCTAGTACCGGCAGGAGCAACAAGCCCTATAAACATTACTACTTCTATTATCTATGATGAGGTAGTAAATAATACATGGACTTCTTCTTCACTTGGTATCACTGCAGATTTTGCTAATGCAACAAATCCTTATACTGGAGTTGTTTGTACATCTGTTTCTGCTACTACTACAGGTACTAGATACCTCCAGTTTGATAGAATTTCTGGTACCGATTCTATATCTAATTATACTGTATTTAAATTTGCAATTAGATTAGGAGCAACCTGGAATACAAACTCCACTTTAGCAATAGGTTTCTACAATGGAAATACACTTATATCTACAGAAATAAGTGTACTCAATGGTCAATTTGGCTTTAGCAGCTCTACAACTGGAACCTACCAGCTAATTCAAATACCAGTAGCTAACTGGCGCTTTACTCAGGCTGCGTTTACTAGGGTTCGTCTTAGATTTATTAACTCATTACCTGCATTTAGACTTGATCGTGTAGAACTTCAAGCGGGTGTTGTACAAACATTAATACAGGCTAATAACATTTATACTTCTGATGGTTCATTAGCTGGTATTAGAACATTAACTCTTAATGGTAATTATCTAGATATTGTTGGTTCTACATCAACTACTAGATTTAATAGCAGTGGCTCATTATTAGCAACAGGAAGTTTATTTGGTACAGCATCTTGGGCGCAAAATTCAATTTCAGCATCTTATGCTACAACATCATCTTATTCTTTATTTGCTGTTACTGCTTCTTATATTGATCCTAATAATGTAAGTTTATTTCAAATAACAACAGGTAGTATTACTGCTAGTGTTAATGTAAATCCTAATAGTCTATTCCTAATTAAATCAGGTAGCACAAAATATTTAAATATATCAAGTAGTGGCGATACTGATTTATATAGTAATTTATTCATAGTTCGTAATTTCACTACACAAGAACCGGTTTTTATTGTGAGCCAAAGTATAGTACAAATACAAACACAATCAGCTTTACCTGTGAATCCAACTAATGCAGGAAGTATATATTTTACCTCATCATCAATGTATATAGGTCTAGAAAACTAATATTTATTACTGATAATTCAAAATAAAAATAATGGCAGTTTGGCGCAAAGTCATAGTTTCTGGTAGTAATGCTCAATTAGCATCCTTACAAGTAAGTGATTTATTAAATGGAGTAGTAACAGGTAGTGCTAATGGCACTCTAGGTATACAAGCTATTAATGGTACTGGTAATATAGTAGCAACTACAAATGCTACTAACTTAGTCCATTCTGGTTCATTTAGTGGTTCTTTTGCTGGACCCTTAACCGGTACTGCTTCATTTGCTACTAGTGCCTCATTTGCAGAAACTTCTTCTCTTCCACTTAGAGGTTTAATTACAGCTTCTATCAACTCCTCAACTATTACCTTTACCAAAGGAGATAACACTACATTTGATATAACAGTAGCACAAGGAGTAGCATCTTCTACCTCTACTATAACAATGAATAACACCGGTATTGGTACTTGGTATCCAACATTCGTTGTTTCAGGATCAGGAAGTCAATCATTGTATGTAAATAGTGCTAGTTTTTCTTATAATGCTGCAACTAATACTTTAAATGTTACTTCTTCCTTCATTACTGCATCTAATGTTTTTGGTCCTTTTGGAGCTAATAGTGTATTAACTGCATCATATGCTCTAAACGCTCCTGTAACTACGGGCTCAAATACATTTGTTGGTAACCAAATAATTTCTGGAACCTTTACTGTTGTTACAGGTAGCGGTACTGAACTTTCAGTTTTAGGTACTGGAGTTAAAATAGGTAATGCAATTACTGATGTCCACACTGTAACAGGTTCACTTAATATTAGTGGAAGTGTAACAGCAACTAATTTTACAGGATCTTTATTTGGTACTGCTTCATGGGCAGTAAGTGCCTCTCAAGCAATAACTGCTGCTTTTGCATCAACAGCAGCCTCAGCAAATTCATTAGCAAACGCATTAACGTTTGGAGTTGGAATATCAGGTAGTGCTGCTACATATAATGGTTCAACAGCAGTAACAGTACATGTTTCTGGTGCTGCTAACTTAACAACAGGTAATCATCCAAAATGGAGTGGAACAGGATTTGTAAATAGTCTTATTAGTGATAATGGTACTACAGTAACTATTGCTTCTGGCTCTACAATTTCAGCAGGTGGTTTAACAGTAACTGGTAACTCAACGTTTAATAATAACTTAACTGTAACTGGAGACTTATCAGTAGCAGGTACTGCTTCATTTACAAACACGGATAACTTAAATGTTAGAGATAAATTTATTCTAGTTAATAGTGGATCATCAACATTAGCTGATTCTGGTTGGATAACTCAATACAATACTGCTGGTTCTGGTTCTGCATTTTACCTTGAAGCAGGTGCTACTAATGATCATGGACCTTATGGTCGTTTTGCTGTAGCGTTTGATGCTGTAGGTACTGCAAATTCATTAACTCCTAATGAATATGTAGTAACAGCAAAAATCAATCAAGGATCAGCTCCAACAAACACTGTACCTCCAACTTGGGGTACTGGTTCTAATGGATCTGGTAATATGTGGGTTACAAACACTGGTGATATTTATATTTGGGCTTAAAATATATTTTAATAAGTTATGGCATTTACATCAAAAAATTTAGTTGTGGGAGGCACTGAAATACCCACTACATTACCAACCCAAGATGAATTAACTTTACAAGAATTAGAGTTTATTCTGCTTACTTTAAAAAATACTAATTTAAAAGGATTTCAAATTGAATTATTTTATAATTTAGTTGTTAAAATCCAAAATCAGTACTTAAAAAAAGCAAATCAAAATAAATAAATGTTATGGATGTGTTTTCAATTGATGTTACTCATAACGAGATAGCATTTATTCGACAGGCATTAGATCTTGTTACTGTTAAAGGTTCAGATGCTAAATTTCTAGCTAATCTACAAATTAGATTAGAAAATGAATTAGCACAAATTGAACAAATGAAACAGGCAGAGGAACAAAAAAAAATAGAAAGTCTACAAAATCTCCTCGCTCAGGAAGAAAAAACCAAAGCGGACAAGAAATCTAGTTAATATTTATTAACACACATTTGTTGGCCCACACGGGAAGTAGGCCTAGTATAGTGCTAGGTTTCTAACCGCAAACTGTAATACATAATGCCGAATTGGAAGAAACTCATTACGTCAGGTTCTGACGCTACGCTTAATTCACTGTTTGTTACAAATGCAGTAACTGCAAGCAGATTTTCAGGATCATTTACAGGATCATTATTTGGAACCGCTTCATGGGCACAAAATTCTATTACAGCTTCTTATGCTTTAAATGCTGTATCAGCATCATTTACTGGTACTGCATCTAACGTTTTAGGTGGCACTACTAACTATCTTGCTAGATGGACTAGTGCTACTACTCTAGGCATAGGTGTTACCTATGATAATGGTACTAATGTTGGTATAAACACCACATCACCCACCAATAGACTCACTGTTCAATCTGGAAGCGGTACAGATCCTATTAAATGGACTGATGGCACAAGAGCAGGATTTCTTTATGTTGATGGAGCTGGTGCTGGAGTATTCAGTGGAGCAACTGCTACCGGTCAAGGTATATACCTTAACAATACTTCTAACTATTTAGAATTATGGACAAACAGTAGTAACAAAGTTAGAATAGATTCTAATGGTAATGTTGGTATAGGCAGAACAAACCCAGGATATAGGTTAGATATATCAGGAAGCGCAGGTTCAGGCGCAGTTAGAGTAGTAGATGCTACTACACCTTCATTCTTTTTAAATAATGTAACAGTTCAATGGAAAGCTTATATATCTGCAAGTAGCAATGATTATAGAATTAATGATGGTATAGGTGATTATGTTACTATAAAGTATAATAGCGGTAATGTTGGTATAGGTACAACATCACCATCAGGTAGACTACATGTTAAATCCTCAGGTTTAAGCTCATATCCATTCTTAATTCAAAGAGCTGCAAATACTAATAATATATTCTACATATTTGAAGATGCTGATGGAGACGGAGTTGCCACTTTAGAAAATAGTAGTGGTGCCGCAAATGCCCAATTACACTCAAATGGAGTTTCTTATTTTAATGGCGGTAATGTCGGTATAGGTACTACATCACCAGGTGGAGCTTTAGACGTAGTTACAGGTGGTGGAACTAATGTTACTACATACGCTTATGGTTTAGATACTAAAGTAGCAGCTATAGGAGCATGGGCTCGTAGCAATAGAATATACAACAGTAATTATACAGCTAGTACTGTTTTCTTTGGCGCAATAGGTGGAGCTAGTAGCCTTACATATGCTTATTGGTCTGTAGGAGACCCAGCTACTGCCGATCCATCAGGATATAGCACATCAAATGGTATATTTTTAAATTCGTCTGCTAATGTTGGTATAGGTACTACATCACCATCATATAAGTTAGATACTTCTGGTGATATTAGGTCTACTGGAAATATTCGTTCAAACAATGGAACCGTTGATAATATTTTAAGCTGGACAAGTGAACCAGCAGGTGTTGTAGGAACATTATCAAATCATCCAGAAACTTTTTGGACTAACGGTTCCGAGAAAATGCGCATCACCTCAGCAGGTAATGTCGGTATAGGTGCTCCTGCTCCCGCATCAAAACTCCACATTTCCTCTTCAGGAATTGTTGCTAGATTAGAAAGTAGTACTACTTTAACTCAATTAGACTTTTATAATTCAAATTATGGAAGCACAAACAGTAGAAACTGGGCTATAGGAACTAACATGTTCAATTGGGGAGATTTCAATATTGTTTCCTCAGCCACATCAGCAAGTGCACCAGACATATCAAGTCGTACTTATTTTACAATTAATCGTAATGGTAGTGTTGGTATAGGCACTACATCCCCATCAGCAAAACTCCATGTATCAGGAAATATATTATCCTACGTTGAAGCAGTAAATACTGCTGCTTTATTTATTGCTGCTAATAACTCAAATAACTGGCAGTTTGGTATAAATAATGGTAGTGACTATGTTATAGCAGAAGGTGGTGGAGGTAATGCTTTAGGAACTGCGAGGGTAACTGTACAAGCAGGAAGCGGAAATGTTGGCCTCGGCACCACATCTCCAGCAGCAAAATTAACTGTAGTAGGAAACATTTCCAGCTCAGCCGATGTATATTTTAAAGGACTTACATCTACACCACAAGCCACTATCGTTGGCATAAACACAAGTACAGGACAGTTGTACTATCAAACAACAAGTTCATTTGTAGCATCTTCTGCTTCATATGCTGCAACAGCATCAAACGTTTTAGGTGGCACAAATAACTACCTTGCTAGATGGACTAGTGCTACTACGCTAGGTATAGGTGTTACCTATGATAATGGCACTAATGTTGGTATAGGTACTACATCTCCCGGTGCTAAATTAAACTTAGTTGCTTCAACTGAAAATGAAGTTAGAGTACAAGAAAGTACTAATAATAATTATATATCAGTATATCAACAGGCTGTTGATTCTTATATCATTGCAGGCACTGTTACAGGCACACCATCTCAAGCCTTAAGGATTTATACTAGCGGATCCGAAAGAATGCGTATCGCTAATAATGGTAACGTCGGTATAGGTACTACATCTCCATCATCAAAACTAGATGTAGCAGGAATTATAGTCGCTGGCAGTAACACAGCTACAGAAGGAACCACAATATTACAAGATCAATATTCCTCCGGACATTTAACTAACTTTGGAACTAACAGATCATCAGGAGGACCTGTAATAGGATATGCTGTATATCCTAGCTCAACTACTACTAATCAGTTTATTTCATCTACTGGTATTTCTGTACCAAGATCAGCACTAGTTGTAGATACAGATTTTAGATGGTATACAGGAGATACTCAAACCGTAACTTTAGGAACGTCTGCTTCTCTTAGCCAAAAAATGATTTTAACTAGTGCAGGACGTTTAGGTATAGGCATATCATCTCCAAGAGATACATTAGATATTAATGGAGGAGCCATTATAGCAAACTCAAATAACCTCAGTTGGGGAAATGTATACGGAGCAGGAGTTCCAACTATTGTTGGTGTATCTGGATCTAGTGCATATATAGCATTTTATCCTGCTGGAAGTACATCATCAGAAAAAGTTAGGATAGATGTTAGTGGAAATGTTGGTATAGGCACTACATCACCAGGATCTAAACTCGAAGTAAGCGGTAGCGTAAGAGTAAACGGTACTATTCTTGGTGCAGGAACTGACAACACATACTACCAAATAGCATTTGGTGATTATAACCATAGATTCTTTACAAGAACAAATGTTGGAGCAGCTTTAGAACGCTTTACTATTGAAGGAGGTGCTGCAAGTGGAAAAGCTTATTTCCAAAATACTGATGTAGGTATAGGTACTTCATCTCCAGGAGCAAAACTAACAGTAGCAGGTAATATATCCGGCTCATCCGCCGTATACTTCTCGGGCTTAACATCTGCAACTCAAACTAATGTAGTTGGTATAGATACAACAACAGGACAGTTGTACTATCAATCATCAGGATCTTTAAGTGTAAGTAGTGCATCGTTTGCTACAACTGCAGCTAATGTACTAGGTGGCACTACTAACTATCTTGCTAGATGGACTAGTGCTACTACTTTAGGTATTGGCGCTACTTATGATAATGGTACAAATGTTGGTATTGGAACTACAAGTCCTGACGCCTTTTTAAGAGTTAATGGGACTACAAAAATTGGTGAAGGTGTTGCCTCAAATACATCCAAGTTAATGGTTAATACTACTAGTGGTGTTGCTGCTGGTATTCAACTATTTCAAGATGGTGTTGAATCTTGGATTATTCAAAATATAGCCAGCTCTACTGCTTTGACTTTTGGGAACAGTGGTAATGAGCGCATGCGCATCACCTCAGATGGTAATGTTGGTATAGGTACTACATCACCAACTTCAAAACTACATGTATCAGTTGGAAACGTTGATGGTATAAGAGTAGATTCAACTAATTCTGGCTATCTAGAAACAGGAAAATCAGGTGGTGCTAGATGGAGATGGGCAAATGAATACAATGCTGCTAATATATTAGAATTATTAGTTAATGATTTAGCAGGTAGCACTCCTACAACAAATGTTTTAACAGTATCAGGATCTGGTAATGTTGGTATAGGTACTACATCACCATCTCAAAAATTAGAAGTAAATGGAGGTGCAAAAATAGGAAGTAATTTTCAAATTGATAGTAATGGAGACGTTTATCAATTAACAACAGGTGGAGCTGCTTTATGGGCAGCAACAGCCAATACAACATACCCAACATATGGGTTTTATGGCGACACAGGCATAGGAATGTATCGTGCATCAGCCGATATTTTAGCATTTGCTACTAATGCTTCAGAACGCATGCGTATTGATGCTAGTGGTAATGTTGGTATAGGTACTACAAGTCCTGGAACTCTTTTACAAATTGGTTTATCAAATACATCAACTGAATTACTAAGATTAGGAGTTAGCTACAACGTTGCCAGTACTCAAAGAGGCGCAATTACATGGCATGACGGTACAGGAATTACAGGTAAAATATGGACAACATATAATGGTAGTAATAGAACAGATATGTTCTTTGGTGGACTATATAATTCAGCATATGATCAAGGTACGTACTTAACAATTCTTGGTACTGGCAATGTTGGTATAGGTACTACATCACCATCGGCACAATTTGTTGTGAGTAATGCTGGTGCAAGTGGATTTGAAGTCAATCCTACAGGAGGTGTAAGCAGTGGAGTATTATTACAAGCATATAATAGAAACACATCAGCATATATGGCTCAGTCATATTATGCTTTAGCACATACATTTAATGTTGGTAGTAGTGGTGGAACAAGAGCACTTGATATTGATTCTAATGGAAATGTTGGTATAGGTACTACAAGCCCAGCAGCTAAATTGCATGTAACAGGTAGTGGTAATACTGTTCTTATAGGAGATACTAGCACAGGCGGTATTTTATATTTTGGTTCAATAGGTAATAATCATATCAATTATGGTTCTAGTGAATTTCAAATAAGAACAAACCAATCAAATGGCATAAACTTCTATACTGCCGGTACGTCAAATAGAATGGTTATTGCTGATGGTGGAAATGTTGGTATAGGTACTACATCACCTGGTAATTTATTAAGTGTAGCTGGAAATATATCTTTAGCATCTGCTGGGTTTCTTGGATTTACAGGCGCAACCGCTTTAACAACCTCTAACTATGCTTTATATGGCAGTTCAACTAATACGTACGTAAACGTAGCTACTGGAGGCTCTATTGGATTAAATATTGGAAACAATTCAATATTAACTATAACTGGAAGTAATGTTGGTATAGGTACTACATCCCCTACAGTTACTCTCCAAGTAGCGGGTGCAGTAAGTGCATCAGGTCAAATAATAAACAATGATATAATCAGGGCAAACACTAATAATATCAGTGGTTCTGCCAGAATAGGTACCTACTTCAACAATACATCAATTACCCAATTTGTAAATAATGTATTTGCTAATAGTACTACTGTATATGGATTTATGCAGGGCGGTGATGGCACAAACTATATAGCAGGTACTAAAAATATATTTGAATACGGTAAAGTTGGCATAGGCACTACATCTCCTCAATCAAACCTAACAGTTTATGATACTTCAAATACATTTCCTTTCGCAGCTGGTGGAAATAGTGCTACCCCAAATGTAGTAGCATTAGGTACTGTATCAAGTGTTCCATCTATAAATGGATATTCATATAATTTTGGTGCTACAACAAATTTAGCATTACAACCTAATGGAGGTAATGTTGGTATAGGTACTACATCACCATCAACTAAACTACACACCGCAGGCTCAACACAAAGTACTGCTGCTGCTGGGATTGCTAGATTAGGATTTGCTGATAGCTCATCCGTAGCATTATTTACAAATGCAGACCCAGCATACGGTACCTTATTTGGTACATTAAGCTCAGGTAATGGTTGGATACAACAACAAAGAGTTGATGGAACAGCAACAGCTTATAATTTAACATTACAACCTAATGGAGGTAATGTTGGTATAGGTACTATATCACCATATGACAAACTCGAAGTAAATGGAGCAATAGCTGCTACTGGAGCTACAAATGGTACTTCTGCTCAAGGTCACGCTACAATAATACAAGTTAGTGGTGGAACAAGTTACTTAACTGCTGTAGATTGGGGAGCTGAATATAAGCCTCTTATTGTTGAGGGTAACTATATTGTTTTTAAAACAGGAACAGGTTCAACCTCAGATAGACTATACATAGGTAATAATGGTAATGTTGGTATAGGCACTACATCACCAGGACAAAAACTAGATGTAAACGGAAATATAGGTCTTCCAACAAATGCAGAAGGCTATATTATAAAGAAAGCAGATACAGAATATACTATCATATCTAGTAGCAGATCTGATAATACACAGGTTGGTCAATTTAGAACTGATGGTTGGGGTAATTTTACTTTTAATAAAGCTGTTGGTATTGGATATTCATTAGGAAGTGCAAACGGTGGGTTATATGTTAGCGATAAAATTGGTATAGGTACTACATCAACTACATATAAATTAGATGTAGTAGGTAATTCAAGAGTACAAGCCTCATCAGGAAGTAACAGCAGTATCGCTTTAGAATTAACAGCAGGTAATTCATCCTATAACTCATATGTAGATTATGGATATTGGGGAGCTGGATTTGATGCCTCAATATGGCAAGCAGGGATGTATGGCGATGATAGTCTTACATGGAAACTAAGAGCAACAAATTCCGGTACTGCTTTTGATAGATTTGTTGTTACAACTACTGGTAATGTTACCATGGCTATGACTGGTAGTGTTGGTATAGGAGTTACATCACCAGGTCAAAAACTTGAAGTTGCTGGTAATATAAACTTAACAACAGGAGCTACTAGATTTATAAGAATTGGTAGTAATTCTAACTACTATTACGATTTACAAAGCACAGGTGATGATTTTCAAATTATAGAAGCTGGAACAACAGCGAGATTAACTATAAAGTATCCTAATGGTAATGTAGGTATAGGTACTACATCTCCATCTTATAAACTAGATGTATCAGGATCTGCAAGAGTTAATACAGGTGCTTTAGGTGTAAATGTAGCTCCAAATGCAACTGCCGGTAGAATAGATGCTTCAAATGACATAGTAGCATACTCTTCAGATAGACGCTTAAAAACTAATATTCAATTTATAGAAAACCCACTAGATAAAATTGGAAAATTAAGTGGATTTACTTATAATTGGAACGACAAAGCAAAAGAGTTAGCTAATTATAATACAGAAGAATCATTAGTTGGTGTGTTTGCACAGAATGTTCAGGAGGTGTTACCTGAAGCTGTTAAATTAGCTCCATTCGATAATGATGGAAATAATAATTCAATAAGTGGTGAAAACTATCTAACAGTGCAATATGAAAAATTAGTACCACTATTAATTGAATCAATAAAAGAACAACAAAAACAAATAACCGATTTACAAAATCAAATTAACTATTTAGTAAACAATAAATAACAAACAAAATGGCTATTAATTACAACTGGAATTTCAACCCACTAGAATCCTACCCAACATCATCAGGAGAAAATGATGTAGTATTTATGGTACACTGGCAACTTTACGGCTCAACAGGATCATATCAAGGATCTTGCATAGGAACACAAGCTGTAACCTATGAATCAGGATCTACATTTATCCCATTCAATGAACTAACTTATAACACAGTATACAATTGGATGACTGCTTCTATGGGTGAAGAAAAAATGAATCAATATACTGCTAGTGTTGCTCAACAAATCCAAAACCAAATTAACCCACCTGTATTAGTACAGCAAGCTCCTTGGTTACCAACCGGTTCAATATAATATTATGTATAAAGTAGTAATGCAATTCATTCCTGGAAATGATCAGATATGGGTATCTAGGTTATCTCCTAATGATCCTGAATATATATATGATATAGAGCAGGAAGCAATCGATAAAGCAGCTGAATTGCAAGCTGCTGACCCAACAGGGAGATTATATAAAGTAGGTTAAATATATAATTTATGCCGTTAACAGGTAGTGGGCAAATATCATTTAATGATGTGAGGGTAGAAATGTCCCAAAGTGCAGCTCCCAATTATGCCTTTACAGAATGGGCAGCGGGGGCATGGCAATCGGGATCAAATTCCTATAATAATTATACTCCAATTAATTTAAATTCCTTCCAAAAACCCTTTACATCATCATCTCTACTAAATGTATATTCTGGAGTTTCAATGTCTCAATGGTATAGTTATACTAGCTCTACAGCTATCTCATTAAACACTACTTCTAGTTTATATTATCACTGTGCAGATTATTGTTATCCCTCTTCAATGGTAGTCTTCAATGCTGGAACTAGTAATATTACTGCAAGTATTAGAATATCTGGAAGTGCTATATACCCTTATGCTGGGTGGTGGGTAATATATTATGGTAAACCTTGGAAAAATGATGGAAAATATGATACTTTAATATGTAATAATGCCGTTGGAAAAGCAAATGATGCTATAGTAATAGCTAGTGGCTCAACTCAATTAGATTATAATACTACTATAAAGTATAATTATGTATATAATTCATCTACAGGTAGTAATATATATTTTGTATTATATCAAGATAATTGTTTTTCCCCTTAAAATATATTTTCATGGCATATTTTGTATCAGTAAGAGAAGTTTATAAAGTTACCATCTATTCTAGAGCAGGAGCTAATCCTAATCAACCTTACAATTTATACTATAGTGAAGACCAAATTAGTTGGACTCTTGCATCAGGCCCTTTAAGTTCTACTACGTGTGCTCAACAAATAATTGTTGACAATGGATCAGGCACAATATATCTTAAAGCAGAGGATGATAGTACTAATGGACAGATATATATTAGAGGAGCTAATAGCTCAACATGTCCTGCAAATCTAGATGTAACATGTACCTACAGTAGATCTGTTACAGCAAATTCAGATGTTGCTATTACAGTATATGTTGATGGAAATGGAGATTATAGAAGTTGTACTTAAAATATAATTTAAAAAATTTGGTTGTCTCATAATCTTATTATATATTTATATACATCAAATAAAAAATAAATTTTATGACATTACTTATCATTGTACTTATTGTAGCTGGTATTGTAGCTGCAGTTATTTTAAACAGCAAAAAGAAATCTTCATTCTCACCACAAGATGTTGTATCTGACAACGGCGCTGATCGCCCAACAGTTGTTCTAGATGAAACACCAGTAGTAACACCAGTTGAACCTGTTGTATCAGATGAAGAACTTGCTAAATTAGCTGAAGCTAAAAAAGAAACTAAGAAAAAAACAGCAAAGAAAAAATTAGACGCTCCTGTAGCTGAAAAGAAAGTGATTAAGAAAAAATCTAAAAAATAATATGGATAAGATTACTTTAAAATTACAAGAATTCTATCAACTCAATTCAGAATTAAACGGTTTTACAAATCAACAAACTGGAGAAGTTGTATCTAAAGGTTTATTGACAGAAAGAGTTAAATTAACTACCAAATATTGGTTAACTGATTTAGCTAAAAAGATTGCTGCTGAAAAAGAATCAATAGATAAACTCAGAGAAGAATTAGTAAAAAAATATGGTGTTGAAGATAATGGAAGCGTTAGTATTCCCGTATACATCAATGAAGTAATTGATGATGAAACTAAAGAAACCATTTCACGTGAAATCAACCCCAATTTCATTAAATTCCAGGAAGATTTTAATTCATTGCTTCAAGAAGAACGTGATTTAGAATATCATTCTTTTAAATTAGAAGAATTTGAAAATGTAGAAACAGAAGGTATCTATGCTACGTTTTTCAAATTAATTAAAGTTGATGAATAAAATTTCAGAAATTTTTAAATCATGGGTTATCGCTGCTAATCCATCCCCTGAAGAACAAGCAGTAGCCGAATATCGTGCTGCTGTTTGTGACTCATGTGAGAAAAAAACTTATGTAACTGCATTAGCTACGTTTATATGTGGTGAATGTGGTTGCCCCCTAAATAAAAAAGTATTTAGTCCAAAACCTGGTCCTGAAGCTTGCCCATTAGCTAAATGGGAAAAATAAAAATATTATGGCAAGATTAACACAAGAAGAATTACAATCAATTAAAGATTTACAATCTAAATATAATCAAACATTGTTTGAAATTGGTATTGCTGAAACTCAAAGGTTATCTTTATTAGGTCAAATTGAAAAGATTGAAAGTAACAAAACAACATTACTTAAAGATCTAGACACAATTGAACAAAAAGAATCAGAACTAGTTAAATCTCTCCAGTCTAAGTACGGAACGGGTAATATTAACCCAGAAACTGGAGAAATCACACCTGCTCAATAATAGTCTGCGTTTTATAATGGTTTTTGGATATTTATTATTAGGTCAATCCTATTAAATTTTTCAAAAACAATAATATAAAATGGGCGAAAAAATCTTATCTCCTGGTGTATTCCAAAATGAAAATGACCAATCTTTGGTTCAAAGGGGTATACAGGGTACAGCAACGGCTATTGTTGGTCCAACTGTGTTGGGTCAACCGTTTGTTCCTACCTATGTAACTTCTTATAGCGAATACTTATCTAAATTTGGAGAAACATTCAAGAGTGGTAGTTACTACTACGAATACTTTACATCATTAGCTGCTAAGGATTTCTTCCAGAATGGTGGCCAAACATTATTAGTTACCAAAATCGTAAGTGGTTCTGGAGCAACTACAGTTAGTACTTATGCTAGCGCTGATGTAGTTAGTCAAAATACTGTTGGTGATAAATTTGCAACTGGAAGTGGTACCGTATTATTAGCATCAACTACTGCTAATAGTGAATTTAGAATTTCAGGTAGTGGTTATCCACTATTTAGATTTATCTCTTCTGCTGCTCCTATACCATCAAATGATATTGATGGTAATCTTTATTACTTTGCTTCTGGGTCTTCTCTACAAGCTACTTTAGATAACTTAACTGGATCTATTAACAGTGCTTTATCAGGAGCTGCTGCTCTTTCAGGATATAATTTAATTCAAGCTACAAACACAGCAACCACAATTATATTATCGGGTTCATTAGCAGGTACTGCAGTAAATGGATTTACTTTCCAAACTGGATCTGCTTCAAGTTTCTCGAATTTGTTTACTTTGGGTGGTGGTACTAATATATCTACTCAAGCAACAGCATTTACTCTTGAAACATTATCTTGGGGTGATATAATGAATAACACCTCTAGTATGACTAATGGCGCTTTAGCAAGTGGTAGTGCAACTAACGTTCGTTGGGAAATTACACAAGTAAACACAGGAAGTGGTGTATTTACCTTAGCAATTCGCTCTGGAAATGACAATACAACTCAACCTAACTATTTAGAAACATGGACTAATTTATCATTAGATCCTGCTTTACCTAATTTTATTTCTCGTGTAATTGGTGATTTAAAACCAATTTATCGCCTAGATAGTGATGGTATCCCATATATTGATACTACAGGTTCATATGCTAATGCTTCCCAATATGTTCGTATTAAATCAATTACCACCCCACAGATTGATTCAATTGACAATAATGGGCTTTATAAAGCATCTCAATATAGTAGCAGCTTACCATTGCTAGGAAGCGGATCATACGGTGGTTCATTTGCTGGTGGTTTAGCTGATACAGGAGCAACTAAATTAATGAATGAAAATATCACAGCTACTAACATTCAAGGTTTCCACCCAGATCACTACGAAACAGCATTTGCTTTATTAAACAATAAAGACGAATATCAATTTAATGTATTATTAGCTCCTGGTATTTCATTAGACAGCGCAGCTGTTAGTGATATGATTTCTACTTGTGAAGGTAGAGGTGATGCTATTGCAGTAATAGATTGTAAATTATATGGCAGCGTAGTATCAAGCGCAGCAAGTGCCGCAGCTGGACAGTCAAGTAATTATGCAGCAACATATTGGCCTTGGATCCAATTATACAGCTCAGGTTTAGGTAAAGCCGTTTGGGCTCCTGCCTCTACAGTAATGGGTGGTGTATTTGCATTTAACGATCAAGTTGGTGCTGAATGGTTTGCTCCTGCAGGATTAAATCGTGGTGGTGTACCTTCAGTATTAAAAGCTGAACGTAAATTAACTCAAAACGATCGTGATACGTTATATGAAGCAAATGTTAATCCATTAGCTACATTCCCTGGAGAAGGTGTTGTAGTATTTGGTCAGAAAACATTGCAGCGTAAACAAACAGCTCTTGATCGTGTAAACGTTCGTCGTTTGTTAATTGCTCTTAAAGGATATATTGGCCAGGTTGCTAATAACTTAGTATTTGAACAAAACACTAACGTAACTCGCAATCGCTTCTTATCTCAAGTTAATCCATACCTTGAATCAGTAGTACAACGTCAAGGTTTATATGCTTACAAAGTAGTAATGGATGATTCCAATAATACTCCTGATGTAATCGATCGTAACCAATTAGTAGGTCAGATCTATATTCAACCAACTAAGACTGCTGAATACATTATCTTGAACTTTAACGTACAACCAACTGGCGCTACATTCCCTGCATAGGGGATGTAGTTGCTAATATTTATTGATAGCAATAAAAAATTAAAATAAAATGGCAGTATTAGACGCTAATGAAATAATGTTCACAGCTTTTGAACCTAAAGTTCCCAACAGGTTCATAATGTACATTGATGGCATCCCAGCATATTTGATTAAAAAGGCTTCAGCTCCTGGATTTGAAGCTAATATGATTAAGCTCGATCATATCAACGTTTACCGTAAAGTAAAAGGTAAAGTTGAATGGAATGATATGAATTTAGAATTATACGATCCCGTAACTCCATCTGGTGCACAAGCCGTAATGGAATGGGCTCGTTTAGCACACGAATCAGTAACTGGTCGTGATGGTTATTCTGATTTTTATAAGAAAGATTTAACACTAGATATTCTAGGTCCTGTAGGTGATGTAGTAGGTGAGTGGATTATCAAAGGTGCTTATTGTAAAACAGCTACTTTTGGTGAATACGATTGGTCAACAGGCGACGCTGCAGTTACTTTAGCAGTAACAATTGCTATGGATTATTGCGTATTGAACTTCTAATTTAGTATTATTTATTTTAAGAGACGTTTGCTTATGCAAACGTCTTTTTTTGTTTGTGATATTTATTGCAAACGATGAAAGGAAAGTCATTCGTATTTATAAAACTAAGTGTTTGCTTCTTTTGCAAACACTTTTTTTCTGCGTATATTTATATATATAATAATAAAATAGTTTATGGCAGAATTAAAGATCCCAACAGAAACAGTTTCATTACCTTCAAAAGGCTTACTGTATCCCGAGACATCCCCTTTAGCTAAGGGTGAAATTGAAATGAAGTATATGACAGCAAAGGAAGAAGATATTCTTACTAATGCTAATTACATTAAAAATGGCACAGTAATCGATAAATTACTCCAGGCACTTATTGTAACACCTATTGATTATAATGAATTATTAGTAGGTGATAAAAATGCAATATTAGTTGCAGCTCGCGTTTTAGGTTATGGTAAAGATTATGCTTTTAAATACCTTAATACAGAAGGAGATGAAGTAGAAACATCAATTGATTTATCTACATTAGAGGATAAACAAATAGATTCTACTTTATATAAACGTGGTGCAAATGAGTTTTCTTTTATTCTTCCTCATTCAAAAAATAGTGTTGCTTTTAAGTTGTTAACACACGGTGATGAACAAAAGATTGAAGCTGAGATTAAAGGTATGAAAAAGGTTAATCCAAGCGGTTCATATGACGTAACTACACGTCTAAAACACATTATAACTTCTGTTGAAGGTAAACGTGACCAAAAAGATATTCGTGATTTTGTAGATAATTATCTCATTGCAAAAGATGCAAGAGCTCTACGCGAATATTACGCCAAAGTATCCCCAGATATCAACTTAACCTTCAAACCAGAAGATGAAAATTATACAGGGGAGGGTATAAATATTCCTATATCAATTAACTTTTTTTGGCCTGACTCCAGAGTATAGGTTATACGTATTTTCCCAAATACATGAAATTACATTTCATGGTAAGGGGGGATACGATTGGGAAACTATATATAATATGCCTATTTGGCTTCGTCGTTTTACATTTGAAAAAATTAAAGAATTCTACGAAAAAGAACAGGAACAACAAGAAAAACAAACCCAATTAGTTAATAATAAAAAAACAGTGTCCCGACCTAACATAGCTCCTAAACCGACATATACTGTTAAAGCGCCCAAGAAATAGGGCGCTTTAATATTTATACGACGTAACAATATATTATGCCTCCAACTTTAAAAGATTTAGAAGATAGCCTAGAAAGTATGCGCGATGACCTGGAGAGTATGGCCAGTACATTAAGCAAAGGTATTAGAAATAGTTTAGCAGATGCATTAACAGATTTAGGTAATATGGCTGATGCCCTTAGAGAGGGTAAAGATATAACTAAAGAATTAGCTAGTAAAACAGAACAATACCAGAAACAATCTAATAGATTAGCTTTTGACCAAATTGACCTAGAAGCCCAATTATTAAAAGCAATACGAGATAGGAACCATGCTGCTCAACAAAAAATACAAAAACAATTAATTGAAAATAAAAATGCACAATATCAAATAGAAAAACAATTAGATACTGCTAAATTACTTGGACAACAAGCTCAAGAAGAGAAAAAAATAACAGAGGAAAAGAAAAAACAAAATAACTTAGCTGATTTAATAGATAAGAAATATAAAGATATTAAAGATACATTAAAGGGATGGTTTGCCTTAGGAAGTATAATGGATATGCTTTTTAAGGGTAGTGAAAACATAGCTAATTTTAGAAAAGAATTAGGTATATCTTATGAAAATGCTTATCTCTTAAATAATGAACTTGGTTTTGTAGGTAATAATGTGTTTGATGCCTATATTAATGGTGAAAAACTAAAAAAATCCTTTACTGACCTATCTAAAGAAATGGGCTTTATTGTTGACTACGGAAATGAATCCCTAGTTACAATGACTAACCTAACAGGAAGACTAGGTATGTCAGGTAAAGAAGCAGCCCAACTAACTACACTATCTAGAATGCAGTCAAAGAATACAGAAGCTGTTCTAGATGATGTAGGTAAAACGGTAACTGCAATGAATAAGCAGGGTAAAACTGCTATTCTATTGAAGGATGTGATGAGAGAAGTAGCCAATGTTAGTAAAGCAACTGCTGTTAGTTTAGGTAGTAATCCTGTAAAAATAGCTGAAGCTGTAGTTGCTGCTAAACAACTAGGTACTACTCTACAGCAAATGGAATCCACAGCGGATTCATTATTAAATTTTGAAACATCAATTGGAGACGAACTAAAAGCAGAATTACTCACAGGTAAAAGTATGAATTTAGAAAGAGCTAGAGCTGCTGCTTTAGCTAATGATATGAAATCTTTATCTGAGGAAATAGGTAAAAATGAAGAAGTAATTGGTGCTTTTGCCTCAGGCAATAGATTAGCTCAAGAGGCCACAGCTAAGGCTTTAGGAATGAATCGTGAATCGTTAGCAGCTATGATTTATCAACAAGAAGCATTAAAAATAGGTGCTGAAGGTGTTAGAGCAAAATATGGTGAGCAAGCATATGAGCAATTAAAAGCCCAAAATGCACAAGAAAAATTTGCTAACTCTATTGAGAAATTAAAAACTGCTTTATCTAGTGTAGTTCAAATATTCTCTCCACTTATTGATCTATTAGCCACAGCTTCTGAATTTATGGCTAATATTCTCTCTCAGTGGTATATATTTTATCCTTTAGTTGGATTAGTAGCATTAAGTTACCTACCTAAAATGGCAAGTAGTTTTGCCGGTATAGGTAAAAGTCTCACAGGAATAGGAACTAATTTTAAAAACCTATTTAGTAAAGAAGGAAGAGAATCATTAATGGGCGGAGCAGATAAAACAAAAGAAACAGCTGAAAAAGCAGCTGAATCTGGAGGAAAAGCAGGTGCTGGTGGACCAAAAGCAGGAGATGGAATTAAAAATACACTTGAAGGAATATCAGCTGGTATTAAATCATTTAGTGATGTTAATTTTAAAGATATTGCTAAAGTAGGTGCCGCTGCCGTAGCATTAACATTACTTACTCCAGCTGTACCTGCTTTATTAGCATTACAATTTGTAAATGGTGAATTAATTGAAAAAGCTTTAACAGGAATAGGAAATGGATTAGCAGCAATAGGCACTGCTTTAAAATCTCCTCAACTTCTTCTTGGATTATTAGCTTTTACAGGGGTTATGGTAGGATTAGGATTTGCTCTTAATTTAACTGCTCCTGCCATCACAGCAATAGGAGAAGCAATAGGTACTGTTATTACTTCAATAGCTACTGGTATTTCTACTATTGTTGGAGCTATAGGTGATATGATTGTTAAATTAGGAGAAGTTGGTCCTTCATTACTACTATTAGGTCCTGCTCTATTTGGAATAGCAGGCGGATTAGCATCTATGGGATTTGCAGGAATACTAGCAACACCTGTAATTATGGCTTTAACAGCACTGGGTGCTGTAGCACCAGCATTAGCTAGTCTTGGTGTTGGTGGAGGTGGTGGAAAAGGTGAAGAAGGCAATGCTAATCAACCTCTTATTGATGCTGTTAATGAAGTTAAGGCAGCTGTTGATAATTTAGTAAATCGTCCTGTAATAATTAGTATGGATAGTAAACAGGTAGGATCTAACCTAGCACAAAGTTCATATAAACTAGCATAACAATTAAATATTTATACCAAACAATAAACCATGGGATTATTAGACAAATTAAAAGACAGTATTTTAGGGTTGGGTGGTAGTAAACCACAACAATTCGGAGTAAACCCGGTTCCCCCTGATTCATTACATGAATTATATTCAACTGATGGAAATCCTAATGTGGATTGGCGTTTAATTAAGGGTAATCTACCCAACAAACCACAACCATCAACAATGGATGAATTAGATCCAATCGCCCCTAATCTTAAACCAGTTGGAGTTGTATCACAAGTATACAAATCTAAACCAGGACGTAGATATAAAGATTTAGGACCAACAGAAGGACGTTACTAAATAACATAAATGCCCCTACTTGATTTAAAAACCGACTTAAAATCACTTAAGTACGGAAGTGATCGACCAGGCGGAGGTGACAGCGGTCAACCATACCAAAAAGTTGATATCAACAAAGTTGATAGTGGCTTTAACCGTTTTCGAATGACTAAATTCGATGATGGTTTAGTAAGAGGTGGAGTTGTAGGCGCTGCTAATGCTGCTGTTGTTGATACACTCCGTATCGGGAAATTTCTTACTGATTTTCCTAAAGGGCCTTTATTTATAGTTAAACAAATTGGACTACAAATGTCCAATCCTGTTTTAGAAACTAAAAAATTAAAAACAGATTCACCTGTTAAAGGAGGTGGATTGTTAAGAAATGTAGGTAATTTTATTATTAATACAGCAAATAAAATAGTTAATGCTGTAGGTCCTACCCGCATATATAATTTAGGTATTAATACATTAGCACAAGTTCCGGCCGGTGCTTTTGGTCAACACTTTAATAGACATGGTTTATTACCTGTTCAAAATGAACAAACTAAATATTTAGCTGTTGTCCAAAATAATAATAACGAAGAAAATAATAGATTAACTGGATTAAGAAATAGATTTGGTTTAGGTACTAATTATGATCTTAATAAAGGTAATATTAAATTAAGAAAAAAAGAACAAAAAACACTAAGTGCTATTGCCGCTACTTTTGCAGGAGGAATACCGTTTGCAAATTCGGTTTTTAATGACATACAAAATAGTAGAATTGCTGACTATATAGGAGGCCCCAATTCAGTATACGGTATAGGTAGAACACTAATCCAAAGGGTACCAGAACGTACCAATGATAGTCTTAAAATAGATTATGCTAAAAATAAAAATTTTAATGCTACACATATTTCTGAAGTTAAAATAAGTAGTAGCTTTGATTTTGAAATCAGTAATAGAACTAATTCTGCTTTAGCTAGTTCTAGCTTTGATTTAATTAAAGATACTGATTTAAAAATTAATGGTTCATTTATAAATAATACTTATAAAGAATATCAAGAAAAGAAAAAGGATAATATAGTAATAGTAAATAATGATTTAGGGGTATCTAATAATACTTCATCATTATTAAATCCTTCTAATAGATTTGAATTACCAATACCAACTTCATTAATTAATAATCCTGTTACCTATAATGGAGGAGAAGTTAATGGGTATTTAACAGCAAGTAATGATTTAGGATTAACCCAGATTTCAGGAAGTGATATTCCTACTGAAATTAATATTAACCAAAATGTTATTCCTTATTCAACTCCGGCTCTAAAGAAATATGAAGACTTAAGAAAAAAAGTTAATGAAACTAGTACAACATATACAAATTATAATTCATCTAACGATACTTCTAGAACAGTAGTACAAGTTAATGTTAATAGAAATGCTACTGATTTTAAATATGTTTCTGCTTCCTTAGCTAATCAATTTAAAAGAACAAATGATCTAAATGTAGATGATGATACGATGGTAATAAGAATAACACCATTAGATCCATTTACTGGAAATCCTTTAAAAGTATTAAATTATTTAGGTTATATTACTACTTATAATGAATCATATGATAGCTCTTGGGGAGATGTAAAGTATGTAGGTCGAGCAGAAAAATTCTATATATTTAATGAATTTAAACGTTCTGTAAAATTAGCATTTAATGTTCCTTGTTTTAATGCTGGAGAACTTCGAAAAAAACATTGTGAAGTAAGTGAATTAGCCTCTACACTAGCAGGAAAATACAATAATAGCCTACTAGGAGGTATAATAATAAGACTAAGAGTGGGAGGATACATAATAGACCAACCAGGAATTATAACTAACTTAAATTTTACTCCTGTTGATGGTTCTCCTTGGGATATAGATGCTGGATTTGCTCAATACCTAGCTGTTGATTTTAATTTCACAGTTATTCATAATTATTTACCACAATATCAAGATTGTGGATTTTTAGTAGATCCTCCAATCCCTGTACCTCCACAACCGAAACCTACTCCCCCTGCACCAACACCACCACCAACACCACAACCTAAAATAAAACAACCAACAACTATACCTCCAACTGATATTGATAAGGCCCAATATAGATTCCCAGGTAGAGCTGGGGAACTACAAGGTCAGCAGCCTCCCACTAAATTTAAAAATGCATTTCAGGAAAAACTAGAACAAAATTATTTAAAAAATACTTTAAAAGGAGGTTAATATGGAACGTTATGGTGATGCTACTGTTTTAAAAACAAATAATACTAATAGACCTTACTATAAAGGAAAATTTTACCCTAATATTCCTTTGTCAGAGAATGATTATTATGTTATCACTACTGTAGGAGATAGATTAGATAGTATTGCTTATTCCTATTATGGAGATGCCACTTTATGGTGGATAATAGCAATGGCTAATAACAACATAACCAGAGGTGCTTTATATCCAGTTCCTGGTACTCAATTAAGAGTTCCTACAGATATTAACGGTATTTTAGATTTATATAATCGATTTAACCAAGCTAGATAATGTTATGTCAATATTTAAAAGTTCATTTAATCCTAACGTTCGCAAGCAACTAGAAGTCAGACAAGAGGCTATTGGAAGTAAACGCCATACTCCTCAAACAGTTCAGTATTTTAATGCCCGTAATGCTTGGATTAGAATGACTTCTGCTGTTGATGTGGGAGAAGATAGTGGAGCTTTAGCTAAAAGTTATATATTACAAGGAGGTACATTAACTAGTAATGGAGTTCCTCGTTATCCTATTGGTGGAAAAGAAGGAAAATATACTTTACAAAATCAAGCAGGTGAAACAAATAGATTAGGTTTAAGACCTATGCCTGGTATTACTGGAATAGAGGTAAAATCCAAATCAGCTTATGGTTCCTTAAGAGAAATAAATGTTAGTTTTAATTGTTGGGATATAAAACAACTAGAAGAACTAGAATTACTTTATATGCGCCCTGGATACACAGTATTAGTAGAATGGGGATGGGCTCCTTTTCTAGATAATAAGGGAAATTTACAAGGCAATATTCAATATTACGATAAAATATTTACAAAAAATTACAAAAAAGAAGATATTTGGAAAGAAACCTATAATAAATCAGCAGAAACAGGTAATTATGATGCCATGTATGGCTTCATAAAAAATTATAGTTGGTCAGCTCGCCCAGATGGAGGATATGATTGTACTACTAGCATAATTTCAATGGGAGAAATATTAGAATCCCTAAAAGTAAATTACTCTGCTTTTAATGTTCCTAATTTAGAAAAAGATGGTATATTAGCTAAATCTTTAGGGTTTACACTACCTAAAGAAGTAGCTGAATCATATTCACAAAACGTAGTAGCAGGATTATGTCATGAGCTATATGAAATAGCCAATACAAAATGTAATGACTTTGCAGAGTATAAAGTTGTAGATGCAAATAATAAAAATAAAGAATATATATTTTTTAAATTTCCTGTTGATATTAGTGGAGCTGAAGAAAGTAAATCATCTATTATTAAGAGTGGAAAACAAATATATACTACTTTAGAATCATTTGTTGATATAATGAATAGATATGTTCTATTAAGTGATCAACAAAATCAAACCCCTATGGTAAAACTCTCAGTACGTGATTCTGAAATTACTGCTAAAGGGGAACCTCTACTATGTCTAGGAAACAAATACCAACTTACAACTAACCCAGCAGTTTGCCTAATATCAAATCATGCCTGGGAAGATCCAACAGCTAATTTCAATATCCCTGATTCTGGAGCTGATTTTGATACGTTAAAAAAAATAGTAAAAAATACAAGCAAAAATTACTTTTATAATGGGGACTTTAATACATTGCAATTTGGAGTAATAGGAAATATTTATGTTAACTTAGAATATATCTATAAATTAGTTATAAATGAAAATTTAGCAGCACAAGACAAAAAAGAAAAAAATGATATTGCTTTATTTGATTTAATCAAACAAATGATGTCAGGTATATCTACAGCAATAGGAAATGTAGCTAATTTTGAATTACATATAGATCCTACTGATAATAATGTTGCTAGAATTATAGATGTAAATTATGTTGATGCTACTGATAGAGATGAAGTGTATAAAAACGCATTTATATTAGAAACCCATAATACTAAATCTGTAGTAAGAAGCTACAGATTAGAATCACAAATATTTCAAGATCAATCTACTATAATTGCTATTGGAGCTCAAGCTCAAGGAGGAGCTCTTGGGGCTGATGTGAACACATTAGTTGACTTTAATCAAAACCTAATAGATAGAATTATACCTAAGAAAGAAGCCCCAACTACTATTGAAAAATCAGACCCACAAGAAGAAATAAAGATTAAAGTTGAGGCTTTAGTAAAAAATATTCAAACATTACTTTCATACATTAATAAAATAGACCCTAGTTGGTGGGAATTTAAGGGCGATTATGACGCTTCAAAAGCATCAGAATATTCAAATGCATTAAAAGACATTATTAATTTTTATAAAAGTCTAGTTAATGTAGATAGTAAAAACAGAGCTATTATCCCTACTAAATTATCTATAGAAATGGACGGTATAGGAGGAATAGTAATAGGAAACTTATTTAGATTGCCTGATGATTTACTTCCTAGAGGATATAAAGGAGGAAAAGTAGGATCAAAATTAGCATATGCTGTAACTGAATTGGGTCATTCCTTAAAAAACAATGATTGGGTTACTAATCTTACTGCTCAAACTATTATATTAGACAAACCAAAAGGAGGTCTTTCAACAGCTAATTTTGCTACTATACAAAAAATAGCAGCATCAGCAGCTGCTGCCGCAGAGAACCCCTCAGAAGAAAACTACCAAAAACTAAACGACCAATTAACTAAAATAGACCCTGCTCAGCTTCCTGGTCCTGCATCAAAAGATATTCCTCCAAATGTTACTGTAGATAGAGTAATAGCAGCTATGCAAAGAAAAGGATATACTTTCTATGCAAATACAAACTTTGGTAGAAATAAAGTAAATATAGTTGGTATAAGAGAAAAAAATAAAGCAGTTAATGCTATCGATTCTACTACTGGGCGTCCTCTTTTTGTATCAAACTACTTTACCGATTATATAGTAATGTTTTATTATGATGAAAATGGAAAACGCTTTGATCGTATTGGGTGGCAAACCACTTCTCCTGGTCTTCATTATGAGGCTAAAAAGTTTGGTGGTGGGGATAGAACAATTATGATGGTAGAAGGACAATACATTGATGCTTATAGAAGAGGAAAACACCAAGGTAAAGTAGATACACTATGCCAGGCTAAATCAATGAAATATTTTAGAGATCCTTCCCTAAACTCTCAATATAATAGTACAAACATAATGACCGGTATATATGGAACCAATATTCACCCCTCAGGTACTTATGGTGCTAATGATCCTAACAAAAGAATTGATGATTGGTCTGCAGGTTGTCAAGTATTAAGATCTTATGATGATTATTTATGGATGAAACAAGCTATGATCAATCAATTAGAAAAAGCAAATTATAAGTTTTTTACTTATACTTTATTAAATATAGTTGATATATAATGAGAATACCATCAAATATAATAGATACAGGAAAATATACAATAGGAAAAGAATTTATAAATACCTCTGATAAAAAAGAATATCAGGGATATTACTATCAGATAGGAGATAGATATTTTGCAGGAAAATCTTTTAATCAAAATGCTCCTGAACTTAAAAAAATTACAGATAACTCTTTTTATTTTAATAAAGTAGACGAAAAATATGCTTCTTTAACAAAAATAGATCCTTCCACTATAATTATCCCTAAAACAATTCATAATAAAGATATGTCTTTAAAAGACGCTCAAGGACAATATTTTTATACTTATTATGCTAAAAAACTTAATTCTAATCCTATTTTAATTAGAGAAATAGGTAAAGAAACATATTTAGAACTTCAAAATAAAGGTATTTGGCAAGTTATAGCAATAATTACAACTCAAGGAGACGGCTATATAGACTCAGATGAATTAGATAGGGCTGAAAAAGAAATGCCGGGAATTAAAACCTGGATATCTTCAAATTCAGGAGCTGGAAGCCTTTGATTTTCCAAATTTTTATCTTATATTTAATTCAAAGGTTATGAAATATGTTTTACGTTATAGAGAAACCATCTCAACTTCTATCTAAATTTGGAGATTGCTTTATTAGGTTTATTCCTAAAAATAACAATTTTCATCCGACACTTACCGAACTAAGTCTTATCTACATCAGACCTCTTGATGATAAGAAAGGATACATGCTGTGTTTAGATCACACTGAATCATTTAGTCTGGATAAAGATGAATTATTTGATTGGCTAGTAAACAACACTGATAGACTATGGGTGTTAGATAAAAAGGAAGCAATGCATTGGTTTCCTTATCCCAATAAATTATTTGATGCTCATTTAATTGAATTTGTCAATTTAACAGAAGCACTAGGTAATAATTGTATTAATTATTATTATAGACACTACATTAATCTATCTAATATTAATTGTCTAATTCCAATTAGCAAACATTATGAGGAATGTGAAAAAATATTTGCTGCTACATTATCCACAATACAAAAATACACCCTAACTAACACAGCATTTCAATTCCAGAACTTCAGAACAACTGAAGTATTCTATCAAATTGAAAAACAGGGTATTAAAGTAGATAAAGAATGTTATATAAACCACTATCAA